AGTATGCACCTTGTGTATACTTATCAGATGCTGATGCCCCTATTGCTATAGCACCATATTCTTGGTTTGAAGGAGGATTAGTACCCCTTCCTATTCTAACATTAGAAGTATAAAGAGTATTTCCTATAACCCTACCTTGCTCAGCACTTAATGCGTCTTTTCTTCCCCCTGTAACTAAATCATCTATTACATTAACACCAATGTTACTCCAATTAGATGCGTTAGTCCAATCAGTATCATCAATTGAATTACCATCAAATCTTCTAGTTACAGCTGTACTGGAATTATAATAAGTAACAATCATACCAATTTTACGTTTATCTAAAGGTATATTATTTCTATCAATATTAGTAGCAACTATAACTGCTCCTCCTCGTAATTGACTATCATCTATGAAAGCCATATCAGGATTATTATGTTTATATTCGTCAGGTTTACTTACAGCCATAATTATTTAATATTTAATGTTATTCCACCAGCAAATGCTTTAGTAGCATTAGTACGATACACTCGTATACTTACACTATGACCTACTGAGTTATTTATAGTAAAGTCACCAACTTTAAAGAAGGCTCCAGTAATTGTTTCAGCATTATCTGCTAAGATCTTAGTTATATCACCAAGAACTGCGTAATACATTATATATGTATAATGATCAGATAAATCACTTTCAGTTGGTGTAATTAAATCAACAGCTCTTCTATTTGTAAGTACTGATTTTTGAGCAGCATCATATACTGTTTGAGCAGTACTTGTATCTACTACATTTATATTACTAGCTCCTAACTTCGCTCTATAATACCAACGTACTGTATCAGTTTTTTGTGGCATCACATTATCTTTTCTATCAATACCTTTTAATGTCCATGTTTCAGATCCATACGATGTTTTAATTATAGTAGAATTATCAGACACAACAGTTATATTTCCATCAACTTCATTAGGTTCAGTTACTGTATTAAATCCAGTACCAACTATTTCTATTGACTTAGGCGATTTACCAGTGCTATCTCTGTTCCATTCTACATATGCATTAGATAATGTTATTTGTGTACCTATCTCAATAGTATCACCAGGATTAATTGCAAATATTTTAAATGTAGGTTTTATATAAGGAGCTACTAGCTGTTCGAATGCCGCCTGAAATGATGTTCCAGCTGGCACAACAGACCCCTCTGTATAACCACCAACTGTGAGAGTTGGAATTATATCTACACTTGTTTCAACACTTCCAACAGGATTTCTCCATTCAGTATTAAAGTCAGTATCATCAACTTTAGTTAATACTTGATGACCTGTACCACCTTCTGGCATACCTTCACCTGGAGGACCAGGAGTTGTATGTAAAGCTAATACATAGTTAGTTCTATACGTTGGTATACCAGTTTTACCATATATACCTTCTCTATTATATACAAATAAGAATAAGTCAGTCTCTCCATATTTAATAAAGATGTGAGAAGAAAAATCACCTGTAATAGTTGTAGTATTATTTACATCTGTCCATACATTGCCAGTAATATTATTAACAAATAAAAGTTCAGTTTTATATGGTCCATTTAGAGTATCTATTAAATTATCCCAATCGGTATCTGTTGGTGTCTTCCACGCTGAAAATCTAACTTTTAAATCTTTAATACTTATTCTCATAATTTATGTATTTATAGCAAGTATATATGTCTTTATATTCTTACCTCGTTTAAGTGTTAATTTAACTTTACCTGTCTTATGGTTAGCTTCTTTATCAATTTTACCTATAATGAACTGATTAAATTCTGTACCAATAATACCTTTTGATGATTGTCTATTAAACGTTATATCATATTCTTTGCCATCATCACTTATAAATTTAGCGTTCATAAGTTTTAAAGTTACTTTATTAACTACATCTAAATGAATTATAATACTATTTAAAATCTTTTGTACACGAGTAACTTTAATACCTGCTTCAGATTTCACTTTAAAGACCTGTAATGGTATAGAACCGATAGATGATGTAATAGTACTAACTCTATCTTTAAAGCTCGCGTTAGGCTTAATATTGATGAATATTAAATCATCTTCAGATTCTATTCTAATATTAGAATCAGTAGTAGTGTAATTAATATGACCATTATAATCAATATTCTTTGTGTGTCTTATAACAGAAGATTTATTTCCTACAACATTAATTTGATTTATTTGTTTATATCTAACAGCTATAGGATCAATATTCGATCTAACTACTTTGTGGTATAATCTATCTTGGCCAACTACTATCTGAACATCTGTAGATTGTGTGTGATGTAAGTTAGAACGTAGTATTTTTATACGTACAATGGGATCAATTTTTGTAACAATACTATGTAAAGAATACATTATATTACTTATACTAATATCTTCAACATCTATTTTATATTTAAATTTTGCATTCGATATATTAATCAATTGAATTTCATGTACTCTATATTCACCTTCATTATATGAATTACAGTAAGGATGAATCTTATATAAGTTATTTAATGAACTTTGATTAATTCGTGTAATATAAGTATCACCTGTATTATTATTAGTAAAAGTAACTTCATGATATATTGTAGTTGTCCCAATATTTGCATCAATAGAATAAAATAAGAATGACATTTTACGTGACAAACTTAAATTAACTGTGTCAGAAGAGATGGTCCATCTTGCACCTGGAGAGTCAAAGATATTTAATCTCTCACTCCCCTTAAATGCACGATAGTCTATATTTAACAAATCTGTAGAATCTATAACCAATTGTTTATCTATTATTTCTAAGTTTGTTCCCATAAGTTTATTCTTTTATAAAGTAAATTGTATCTGCTGCTGGTGTAGCTGGCATACCATCTGAGTCTACAACTACAAATTTATATGCGCCTGTTCCAGTGTCAAGACCTGTACATTCAACATTACCACTAGATTCAATACCTTTACAGCCTATAACACCACCAACGTCTAATGTATTAGTGCCACTAGAAACACTTGTACCAGATCCAAGATGTATGATAGGCGTGTTATTTCTCCAAACACCAGTCATATTATAAAATACTGAATGGGTAGAATCAGAAAACTCTAAAAAGTCTCTTGATAGAGAAGTAGTGTGAGTAGAACCATCAGTAATTGTAAATTTATTATATTCTAATTTAGTATAATAATCTTGGCCATCTTTATTAAATATAACGTTTGACGCATTTATCACACTATTATAATCACCATCAACAAACGAAATACCAGTACCTCCACCAGTAGATATAATGTATCTACTATCTGCATATCCTTTATTTATTAAATGTAAGTCATCAGCAGGGTCTGGAGGGTTTGGACTTTTAATAGGATTTGTTAAAGATACATTACCTGCAATAGGAACATAATTAGCAAATTCGTTTGTTAATACAGTTATATTACCAGCATTTATATTTATTAACTTACCTAATCCATTACTAGAATCTGTACCAACATAATTACTCAATGTACTAATATTATTAGTGTTTGTATCAATATTGCTACTATCTGCATCAGAAAAATGCTTAGAATTAGTATCTGCTTTAAATCCAGATAACGACACAGCATTCTGAAGTAATTGTGACCATGGTTGTATATCACTAATTTCACTTATTGGGTGAGTGTGAGCAACAAACATTTGATACGCATATTCCCATTTAACAGCTTCATTCCTAACGAATACTCCTTGTTTTTGAACAGCATTTGGATCTCCTCCTCCAGCTATTGGAATATTTACTATACCAGATAAAGCACCTGGTTCACCACTTGTTTCATTCTGATCATACGAAAATTCATTAACTAAGAATTGTGTTCCAACTTCATAATTAGCTGGCGAATATGGTCCTGGATTTCCAGTACCGTCATCATCAACCATATCTAATAAATCAGGTACAACTTGAGTAAATCCTTGTTTAGCTCCTTTAATTAGTAAATCAACTTGATCCTGTGTATAGAATAACTCTTTTGTTTCTTGTACACTCAATCCAGTAATATCTACTAATTCACCTTCTACTTGCCCTAATAAAACAGCAGTATCAATTATTTCAAGATCTTTAATTAATAAATATAAGTTCTTACCATAATCAATTGTTGTTCCATCAGGCTGTAATACATTACGTAAATCATGTTCTATAACAACTAGATCACCTCTTTTAAATGTTCTTTCTATAGAGGGTAAAGTGTTAAATGCTTGTATTACATCTGTAGAATTAGATGACCCTAACTGTACTAACTTCCAATCATTAAATGGATTGATTTCTAACTTATGTACTATTTCTTCTGTAATAGGGCCTGTCTTATATTCTAACACACCTTTTGCATCATCACCTACACCATCTTGGATATACGTGAAATCATGTGCAATATTTAATGCGTATATATTACTATCTGAATTTATATCAGAATGTTTTTCAATAATAGTAGGTTGTCTCCTCGATACAAAGCGATAATCACCTTCAGTATCATCTATAAAATTCTCTTCTATAAATTCTGAGGAGTATGTTCTGTGGCTAGATGGCGCTTCATCATTAATTAAATCTGGGTGTGGAGCTAAATGAATAAAATCATTGGCTGTAACAAGGGTTGCCGAGTTACCATACGATCCTATCTCAAAGTTAATAAATATGTATGTACCAAATACAGCATGTATAAATATATGAATTTCATTGTACTGCGTGGTAAAATTCATTGAAGCATTTAAATCTTCGTGAAATTCATTATCTCCAGTACCATTAACATAGTGTGTGACATACACCGGATCATTATCCGCCATATCAATTAACACTCCAAAGTCACTAGACTTAGGTTTAGCGAAGTTCGCAAATATGCTTTTAATATCGTATATATACTGCTCATGTAAAGTTCTTTGTTCTTCTGCCATAATTAATATACTTTATGTAGTTTTAGCGGTATAAGTTTTTTGTTTAATATCGCTTTTGTTTGACTATCAATGAAAGGCATATTTAATATTCTAGCTATAAGTTCTTTCAGTAATGTCACTCTTGGATCTGCTGATCCGTATAAATCCCATCTAAGTAGGAGTTGATCTATATCCCTTTGGATACTTGAGTCCACATTGAGTAAATTCCATCTTACTGCTATAGGACGTTTGTCGTTTGGATTTAATATTATACTCATAATTATGGATTAATTGGTGGTGGAATAGGTGGTTGTAATGGTGTACTACCTATTTGGTTTATCGAAACTACGAAGTTTTTATCAATAATCCAACATCCTATACCTCCAAATGTCTGACAAGCTGTTGGTCCTTTAGCATATAAATCTTCGTAATCTTGTGACATTTGTCTTGCTTTAGCATATGCATCCCATGCTTCTTCAACACGATCTACTGATAAATAAATGGCTACAGCTTTAATTAATAAATCTAATGTTAAAGCTTCATTCATTTCAGAGCAACTTGCACAGCCACTCTCTATCATCATTATTTTATGTATTAGGGCTGGATATATGGAAGCAAAACTTGCTACACCTACTCTAGCTTCTTCTAATACTACGAATTGACCATCATCTGGATGTTCAGGATCAATAGGGTCTGGGCCAGGATATGGCCAATCACATTCATCTCTAATTATTAAATCATCCCCACTTTCATCAGTATTCCAACATCTCTTTGAATACAATCCTATTACAATAAAATCATCAATTATATTACCATCAATACCAAGTTCTTCTGGTGTTGCTGAAAATACTAATACTGATTTATCAGGATCTTGACCTTCACATTGTGGTGGTGGGGGTACTTGATCACATGGTTGTACAACTATTCTATCCCCAGTAAAACTAATCGGTTCTTCATCATTAACATATGCATCACCAACCCAAACTTTTAATTCGGTAAATATCCCGCATGTAAATGCTTCAACTTGCAATTCTGTTAACTGATCATTTATTGCGACCTTCGTAATCTCAATTGTATTAGAAGCATTAGGATCGTTACACGAAGAGTATCCAGTTGTATTCTGAACTACTATATTTCCCATATTTGTTATATATAAAAAAAGGGTGGACAGATTTAGTCCATCCACCCCTTAAGGTTAATTATTGTTATTATACAATTGCAGTTTCAATTGCTGTTGCTATATTATCAACACCAGTTGTTGCATCACTATTAGCAATAGTCACCATCTGACGTTGTTTGTCTCCAGGTGCTCCAATTCTTTCTGAATAGTAAACTAATTCATACAATTTATAATCAGCTGATGGATTTGTATTATATTCAGTTTCAAAGTTATTAGGATAACCAGAACCTCTATAAACATCACCAAAGTTACCTTCCATGAACCATTCTAGGTTAGCAATTTCTACTCCATTAGGAATTGGTCCCATTCTAATTACTTCTTGTGTAGTCGCTTTTAAACTACCTGTAGCTCCTCTTTTATAAACACGACCAAGAGCTCTAGCGTCCATTATTTTTCCATTAAATTTACCTAATTTAAAGTCTCCTCTACCTACTTTAATTAACAACACAGAAGATGCACCATCATTTGATGCAGTAATACCATAATTATTAGCAAATGCTGGAATACCTTCCTTTATTAATGCTTTATTTAAATTAGCAGCTAATCCATCAACAACTTGAACTAAAGTATCACTATCTTCAGCAACATAACCTGCTGTAATAGGCCATGCATCAATACCATTTGCTGCTCCATATTCATCTAAATACAAAGTAATTTCAAATGCATCATTTGTTTCAACAGTACCTTCATATTTAACTCGATGATCTTTAACCCATATTTCTAATGTTTTTTCACCATATGATAATACTTTATCAGGATCAATTGGTCCAATTGTTCTTTTTTTACCATTCTGGAATCCAACAATAATAAATGGTTCTCCTGCGATAGTAGCTAATCCATTAGCAGCGTTATACGCTCCAACTTCTCCGTTAGCTAACCCATCTAATGTGTCGTCTGTTTGGTCGATTGACCCTACGAATAATCCTCTCACTTGAGAGTCTCCAAATACACTCATAATTTTATATTTTAATTGTTATTTTATTTTTGCTTGCACGTTGTTTGCAAGTGTGTTTTCACGATAATGAAGTATTGCTAACTCCACTCCTCGTTGAACTATTTCATGATGCAACGTAATATCTATATTAGTCGCTTGACTGATCCTTAAGTAATAAGCTATTTTATTTCTTTCCTCAGAACCAGGCTCAGAATTTATAATTATATATGACTTGATTTGATCTAATGTTAAATCATACAATGTTGGATAAGCTATAAGTGCTTCAGCCTTAGATTTCTCTACTGCCCAATCAGGACAATTAGCAATAAAAGTATTGTAATCAACATGTGCTTGTGCTTTGCATGCTGGAATTTTAGATGGTTCCAATGTCATACAATAATCCAATTGTGTATTAAGTTCAGCTAAAGCTTTAGTTTCACACAAAGTTACATTTTGTTCATATAATCTTTTATATTCAGTGTTATAGTTATCATCTCTTAACTTATATGCTATAGCTCGTATATCATCTTCAAACGATGGTTCAAGATAAGGAAGATACTCACTTTCTATAGTGCGTACTTCAAATGCTTCATCTTTATATAATTCATCTAAATCAACTAATATGATTGGATAAGGTCGTTTAACGTACTTTACCCTATATTGAAAAGCACTATACTTTTCATCACATATAATTTCTGACATTGATGTACCATCATAATTAGAATGATTTAATCTAAAAGCTAAATCATATTTAGGTTTCATAAATGGATTCTTCATTAAACGATCTATATGATCATATCTAATAGGCGTTACATTTGCAACCAAATCTTTATTTAACTTTACAGTTTCAACTATTGGTCTTAATATAACGTCCTCATGAATAACACCCATTGAATCCGCTGGTCTTTGAAAGAAATATGAGTTTTTAGTACTAGGTTCAATCTTGTACTTTTCATATGTATGCGGATCGACAACCTTATCACCTACCATAACACTTTCTGCCGCTTTTCGACTATCACTAATAGTTGGTGTTTTCTCTAATTCTACTACTGCTGAAGCGATAAATCCTTTAAGAATATCTCTATTGATCTCATCATCATGAAATCCTTTACTGGCATTCTTAAGATATACATCAAATCGTTGTTCTGTCAACTCATACATTCCTTTTGTAAGAAACATAGACTTTTCATACATATCTAATCCAGGTGCTTCATCACTAGCTGTGTCATATAATAAGTCAAACTCATCATTCATTTCTTGACCTGTCATATTATTTTAATTTTAATTCTATCGCTAATCTTAAATCTTGATTTTCAACACTATCTAAGAATACGATTGCGTTCATTAATGTAGGACTTTCTCCTTCATTGGATAATTCCATCCCTGCATCTGTATAGTATAATCCTTTAGTTTTTTTAATCGCGCCATGGTCAATTGCTTGTTCAATAAATAACTTGGTCTCGTATAGAGGGTCAGTTAAGACATCTACAAATCGTTTGGCATCTTTTTCTATTAAGTCTCCAACTTGAGTTACTAACCATTCCTTATCAGATTCTTTACTAACTTTACGGCCAGTAAGTGATCTGTAAGCACCAGCAAGTCTCTCGGCTGAGTCTTCTATTTTGCCCAAAATCTTATATGATTCTCTGTTGTAGTTTAGTCTCTTCGTAGCTTTCTGTGTTATGTCCTTTTCTCTTACAACCTCGTAGTCATATGTACGTTTAGTAGGTGTAGTAAAAATATCTGGAGATACCTTGTCTGTATACGATAATAAAACTTTATATTCAATAAAATCGATAGGCTTAGATAAATCTAATGGTTTACCTGTTTTACCGATTCTTACTTTAAATCTTTGAAAATATCCATCTTCTTTATTTGGATTTAATTCACCCTCTGGTAGTGCTAATGCTTTTTCTAAATACGCTTGCTCTTCAGGTGTAAATACTTTTATAAATGCTCCACTTTGATCTCGGTGTGCTGGATATTCGTCCATAACATCATCTAATTTTCCACCATACGCAACATGATTTCTGTTAGTGATATTTCCTTTTTGTCTAAGTACATATTTAATACGTACTTTCTCATTAGGCAAAGCAAAAGCTTTAGCCTTAGTTGTTCTTGTGCTCATAGGTTTATTTAAATTTAGTCATAAAAAAAGCGGGTTATTACACCCGCTTCTGTGTTCACTATTATAATATGCGGTATACGCAAAATTTCAAGATTATCCTAAGATATCTGGGATTAAGCTAATTGTACGTGAAGGATCAATAACTGCTACACCAAACGTTGCATAACGTGTATAAGTAGCACTATCTTCCATAGTACCCATAAATTGGTTGTTAATCTGACCAGTGAAAGGGTTTCTGAAACCAGCAGAGTAACCTCTGAATTCCTCTTGTCCCTTAATCATTACTTTCTGGATATTTGGCTCTTCAGCAGATCCTACATAAAGAATATCATAACGGTAAGACTCAGCTACACCACCATCTGGGTGTTGAATCTTGTTACGTACTTTATCGTCGTACATAGGGTCAATCTCTAGCATTACCTTAATACCGTTTGGCGCTAACCATTCAGTGAATTGGAAACCAGCTTTAAATGCATTTGAGTGCAATGGTGAGCTAGTTGATTGAATCACTCCAGGGTTATTTTGTGATAAATTTAACCATCCAGATGAATTCAAATATGCTTCTTTATGGAATTGGATTGCTCCACGCTCACCAGTTCTCATAATGAATGTTCTGTTACTAAAATCAAGTTTACCTTCAGAAAGGTCTTGTAATCTAGATACCAATAAATCTAAACTGAATTTGTTGTAATAAGTAACTCCTGATACTTCCATTTGTTCACGGATACCAGCACCTTGCTTAATAACGAATCCAGATTTACCAATATCATGGTAAGATCCATTCTCATCTCTGTTTGATCTTGCATACATTAATGCTCTTGATTTCTCACGAGAGAATGCTTCTTCGAATCTCCACTCAACTTCCTGCATCCAAACAGTAGTTTCTTTAAGATTACCTTGAGCATCTAATCCAGCAATAGTTGTAGAAGTTCTACGTCCTAACATGTTACCTGGTACTTTATGTTCCATACGAATTGTAGTGAACTCATTTCTCATCTCGATAGGAGAAGCGAATACGATATCACCACCTTTAATAGACATAGTATCTTCAACAGGAGAGAAGTCCTTAGAGAATCTATTACCTGGCTGTACTTCACTTACTGGAACACCCTCAGAAGCTGGTCCCATAAGTGTAACTCTATACACATAATTAGTACCTTCAGCTTCAGGTTCATCCATTACTCTGTATTGATAAATCTCATTCTTAGGTCCTACAAGAACATTAACATCTGAGAAGTATCTTTCTCCAAATACTAATTCAAATTCTGTTCCACCAACACCTACGTTACCAGATGTACCAACTGCTGTACCATTAACTCTAGCTTCTACAAGTGGGATGTTACGCTCACTAGTACCAACTAGTTTCCATGTAAAGTCATCATCTGAATCTACATACTTAATAGGTAAAGTATTTAAGAATGTGTCTAAGTTAGCTACTCCAGAAGCAGATAACATTTTGTTTACCACATTCGTAAGCATTTGTGGTTTTTGAGCGAACATCGCGCCCAAGTGGTTTTTAGTTGTCAAGCCAGCGTGTGACTTAGCTTGAGTCATTTGAAAAGGCGATAATTTTGCCATAATTATTAAATATTATTAAATTAATTCTACAATGCCACCTAGGTCAAAACTTTCTGGGTCTTGATTATGAACTGGTGCATTACTATCCTTGATGAAAGTGTTATTTTGTATAAGTGATTCTAGCTTTTTTGCAGCTTTAGAATCAGCTTGTTTAGAGAATCGTTTAAGATTCGTAAACCCATCTGTTAATTCAAATAGGTAATATAGTTTAGTTTCGAAGTCTAAAGGATCTTCTTGTCTTGCCTTCATCAAAGCATTTAATGGTACACCATCCTCTGTATGAGATACGATCTCAGTCATAGAGTTATGAACCTTTTCCTTTAGGTTTTGTGTAATCTTAATATCACCCATGAATTTATCTACATCAAATATAGATTTTTTAATTGCTTTCTGGTCTTCTTCTCTAGCCTTAGCTATTCTAGCTTGTTCGGCTTTTTGTGCATCGATTCGTGCTTGATACTTAAGATTCTCACTTTCTTTTAATGTGTTTAAGGATACTTTAGATTCATCTAAAAGCTCTCCACTATCCAATGCGATGTTAAACATAGTCTCAGCTCTTTTTTCTGAGATACCTTTATTAATCAAATCAGTTACATAAATTGCTTTCTGTAATTCTACATTACCTTCTAAAACATCATTAGTTATAGAGTTGAACTGCTGAAGATTTTTCTCGTGCTTTATAACCTCTGCTTCAGGGATGCCATTACGGAATCCTTCTAAAGCACGTCTCTGTGCGTCATTAAGATCAGAAAATTCATTCTTCTTAATTTCTTCACGGAAAGCTGTTGCTAAATCTTCAACGTTCTTGATACTATCAATAGATCCTTCCTCTTGGAAAAATCCCTCTTCTTTTAGAACTTGGGCTAATGTTTGATAGACCTCACCACTCTCATTTGGTCTATCAGCGTCCATAGGGTCAGGCTCTACTCCTTTTAGTGAAGTGTCTAACTTCTCTATAGTTGGTGTAGCCGGATCGTCATCATCTCCTTTTGGAGTTACTTCTGCTATAGGTTCAGCAGGATCCACAGGATCAAGTACCTCAACAGGTTCTTGTACATCTGCTTCGTCAGGGATAATAATATCCATCATGTCCATATTTATTTCAGTGTTCATAGGTATAATAATTATTTACTTGTTGTTGTTGGTTTAGGTTTATTTCTCGCTATAGCTTCTTTTGCTTTATTAGAGCGTATAGTTTCATTAAGTTTATCTCTTTCAATCGGTTTCTCTTCCTCTTGAACAGGTTCAGCATTTGCTGCTCCATACTTTAATTTTAAGTCTAACATTCGTATTGCTTTATCAACATCAACTTTATATCTATCATTCGCTACTTCAGCTCCTTTAAGTTCAAGTTCTTGATCTAATCTAGCTTGTTCTTGTTCAGCTTGTTTTATCATTGCTTCACGTTGTTGTTGTAGTTGTTGTTGTTGTTGTTGTTGAGCTTCTGAATCAGCTTGTGCTTTTTGTTCCTCAGTAGTCTCAATTCTACGTCTAATATCTGCAAGAGAATTACTGCTATATAAATATAATAAATCACTAAATTTAAGCATTTGATTTTGTAGTCCAGCCTGTGCAAGACCATCCATTTTCTGCTTAAGTTCTCTAGTATACTGATTACTTGTAACTGTAATACCATAATCTACTTCTGAAAAGTCATCACCATCTACAATTAAATACTCAATAGACATATCATCTAATAAGTATTGAACTTTCTTTTGTGCTCCTTTTAAAGCAATCTTAGCAGTATCTAAGAACAGTTGTAATGCACGTGATTTAACATCTTCATGTTTAGAGAACCACCACTCTGTGATATGTGAACTCTGCATAACAGAACGTTCTACACCACCAACAGTTTCATGCTGTGATACTTGTCCTTCACGTTGTTTAGTGATACCAACTAAATCAGACATTTCTTGCTTAATATACTCAAGCATTTGTATTTGAGCTTGAATATAATTACCAGTTTCTACGTCTAATACTTTACCAGTAGTGTTAAACCCACCAGCTAATTTACCAGTTGCAGCACCTTTATTACCTTCTTTAAAAGAATCTATAAAGCCAACTCCCATAGTAGTAGCGTAATGCATCCATTGTCCAACATCCCAGTTAGCTGGAATCTTAGCAACGTCAACCTCTAGTATTTTACCCATATTCTTAGCGATAGCTTTCATTAATCTATCCCATACAGAATCATATAAATACTGGTATGACTTCATTCTACTAATCATAGATACAACTGGTCCTTGGTTTGTGTTGTATAATTCACCAACAATACCAGGGCCACCTGCACTCGGATTTTCGATTGAAGCATATTGAATTGGTCTTGGTCTCATATTGATATAAATATCTTTACCAATTTTAGTACCTTCCCACCATTCGTTAACCCAAAGAGTTTTACCTTCTTCACCTTTATTAGTGTCTAAGATATACTCCTCTGATCTTATTTTATACTGAGGACTACCATCCTCGTCATAATACTTTACTTTTATAATTTTCTTTTGTGAACGCCAATATACTCTTACCACTCTGATGTTTCCATCTTGATCATATATTACTCCATTAATACCTTGTGGTTGATTAATCTCTGCAATAGAAATTAGATCATCCACGTTATTTAACATGTCATCACTTGTATTAGATGCTCCAATTAAGTGACTACCAGCTTTATCAGGTGATGTAAATATACGTTGTGTATCAAGTTCATCACTAAAATCTCCACCAGGTTGTGTCTCATCTGTAATCACATCTATATCAGAAGCTTTTAAATCCTCATAATAAGTATCTATTACTCTACCAGGACTCCAATAATCTTCTATAACTATAATATCAGCGTCTTCAACTCTTGAAGATCCACCTGACTTTACAGTATAAACTTTAAATGGATTTAACTTATGTAACTTAGGTTCATTACTAACTATATCACATTGATATATTTCTTCCCCTAGTATAAACGCATCTTTTACTCCATCATTAAAAATCCTATCAAATCCTTGCTCAAGCGAATAATGTCTGAGTAAGTTGTTTGCCGCCATTTCCCTCATGTCTTTCCAGGTGTATTTAGACCATCTCTGTATCTTTTGCATGGCGACATCCATCTCTTGTTTAAGTTGTTGCTCTAAATCTTGAGTATTCTGTCCTTGCTGTTTAAGCTTGTTTATTTCTTCTTGACGTGGTGCAAAATCTTGTTGAATTAATTTAGTTAATTTTGCATCAATAGCACTCTTCTTATCTTCCACTTTTTTACTAATGGCATCTGGAGTAGTTACAACAACTGTATAATCAAATTGTCGTTTAGCTTCTTCCCCAATAAGAACATTAATCTTTGGTACTATAATATTGTGGTGTGGAATATTTGGGCTAATTTCTAATCCTTTAATATTATAAGGATTAACATATCTTTGCATATCATTCAAATCAACCTTACCTTCATATAAGCGTTGATTAAGTATTTTCTCGCGTATAGAATTACGTACTGCCGACATATATCCATCTAATGAATAACGTCTAATGATAGCATCTACGGTTTCTTTACGCCAGTTCTTAGTTTTTTTCTTATATGAGAGCCTTTGTCGAGGAATGTTCCCATTAGTTTTCTCTGTCATAAATCTATCTGTATTATAATTCCTTTATTAAGTTTTAAAAACTCATCATCCTCTAATAGGTTAATTGTTTTATATCCGTGTTTACCAGATTCTGTCTGTCTATACAATTCAGCTCTAGCAACCATTACCATACCCATTGCTGAGATACGGTCAAAGTTACCATCAGGATTCCAGTACAAAGCTTCTTTAATTAATCCTATAGAACGAATTCTTCTAAGATTAATATCTTGTTGTCCGTCAGCTACAGTAAGCATCCAGTCGGCAATCATCTTTCTAGCCCATGTATTCACAGCTTTATTAGCTGGAGTACCTAAACCTTTATTACCAAATCCAGTTGTTACTTTAACTAGTTGTTGGTCTCTTAATATTTCAGGAGTAGCCATTAAATAATGTAATACATTCTTATGTTCAAAGTATGCATACATTCCTTTAAGGTTATTCTCATAGTTTATTTTCGCATTGTACCACATTGCTAGTTTAAGTACTATCTCAAAGTTTTCATTAGCCGTTTGACGACGTCCTGTGAATTCAGCTACTATTTGATCTGTAAATAAATCAAATACAAAAGCACTGAACAGTGACGTACCGGTATCAGCATCAACAGGGTCAACCCCAATTACATACCTACCAGCTACAGGTCTACCACCTTCACTTTTTATAGGGGTAGAGAATACTTCTATCGCACCAGATTTGTCTGATTCTTTAATCGGATAACTTCTAAGTGGTGAATGATCAGTCAATCTCCACTTGACAGAGTCGCCACTGTACACTAAATCGCCCACTTTATGGTTAGCAAGGAAAGATTCGCGATTAGGCTCTATTTCAATTAAATATTCCTTGATATCTGCAATTGGAAATATTGTTCCAATAGTTCTTAACACAGCGTCTTGCGGTGTAATCGGTAACTCTGCTTTTTCTTGCGTTAGAGCAGTCGGATCACTCGCACCATACTTTACCTCTAATTGGTTTCGTATTAGCTCTACGAGTGCTTTAATTACATCTGAGTTACCATTAATATCATATGCGTCAGCTCGATTTAAATAAGCAGGTGCAAAGTAAGCACATCTTGACTGTGATGAGTTCTTATCCCAAACATTCGGAACGTTGTGAACTCTATATCCTTTAGGACTATAAAATAATTCTTCTAATGCTTCAAATGATGATTCTTGATCACCACCAGTACCAAAGGCAATCATAGTACCAAAGATATTAGGTCCATCCTCAATGGATCTTCTAAATATAGACCAAGCTTTTAGTAGGTCTGGAAATGATCCAGCTTCCTCCCATAACGCTAACATACCACGTTTACCACGTGCTTTATCTGCTTTGTTAACTGTAACCCCGTATATAGTAGATCTATATCCTTTAGTACTTTGGCTATCCATATCAAAATAACCAACTTCTTTTTTCATCATTTTATCAACAACAAATAGTTTCTTCCAAGCTGTGTTGTCATTAATAAAGTCTTTCTCATCCCAAGCTTTGTTAAGAATACCATCATTCGTAAGGTACTCTTCCATACTTGCCATAGCATATGAGTTACTCTTTTTAAATAAGAACTGATTACGTATTAACATACCACCAGCCTTAAATGAGAATCCCATACCACGAGATTTTAATACTGCTCCATGCAAACCTTTCTCTGTTGCTTGATCTACATAGTGAAAGTATAAGAAGTCACCATCCCATATGTCTGGTAAACTATATATACGTTCAGATTTTACTGTACCAGATTCACTTACTTCTCCAAGTTGTCTAGTCTTCATAATTGGATTGAAATTCCAATACCAATAGTTATATCCACTTATCCATAGACCATCTGATTCTCTTACATACCCATACTTACATCGTCTCATCTCTTCATTCCAAAACTGCATGTAGTCGCTGTTAGCATTACCATTTGGGTATAGATGAGTGTAACGACCTTCCTTCATAAACGTAATTCCTGTTTGCCGGAAGTAATCCATGTTCTCAAGTATAGGTGGATTAGTTATATCAATGATTCTTCTACCTTTGGCATCCATTGGTAAGTCAGTAACTTTAGGTCTATCATTACTAATCATCGTTGCTATAAATGGTACGGAATCTATATATCCTAGTAACTCACCATACCCTTCAGTTCCTAGTAACTCATGTGCTCTCTCGAGCGTCATGTTATGTGCGTTCGTTGTCATAGGTAGTAAATTTAATCTTCAAAAAAACCTTTATCACCACCACCTCTAATACGTGAACCTTCATCCATTTCACGTTTAACTGTTGCTTCTAATTCGTTTAATGCAGTTGTCATTTTACTCAATCCACCTACAACATCTGCTATAAGTTTCACATTATAAATAGGTTTACCATTTTGATCTGTAAGAGTAAGATCAACATCATTAAGAAATGTTTCAATCTTATTCATTGCAACTCTAGCAGAATCAACTAATCGCATTGATGGTGTACTCTGCATTGTCTTGTATACTGAAATCATTTTATTAAGTTCCTTCGATTTTTCTATCTTTTTACCAGGGAGAACATTGGCCATAACCATTTTTTCACGCTCATGTATATCGGTAATATCGTTGAAATCACTTCTAAAATCAAACATAAAAAAGACGTACGTGAAATAATCCATGTACGCCTTTTTATATAAAGTTTTAATTTTTTTGAATGAAGGAATCAACATCGCCTCCTCTGTTATGAGCGGTTCAAAATTCTTAAATTCAATTATATTCATTAGTCATTAAATTTAAACATTACCGCTCTGTCAGCCATCCACAAGAAGTCTTCACCTAAGTCATCTTTAACAACTGGTATAGTAAATATCTTAACTGTTTCTTGTAGTTTTTGAACTGCTTCTTGAAATTCTAATCTCATCTCATCTTCTTTCAGCTTTTTATCTGCAGCTTTACCTTTACTCTTATGTAATTTATCTAATCTTTCTTGAGTAACTTTGTTTAACTCATTAAGTTTAGTTTGTAAATCTGGATCTTTAGCAACATCATGAGATGGAAAAGCCGTTCTTTCGAATTTTATTTTATCCCCTGGTACAATCCCAATAACATGTGGTCCTACATTTAATACCGTTTGGTATTCAGAAATATTTGAGTTCTCATCATATACTTCTGGTACTCCTACTCGGTCACATGTTAGAGTGATGTAATTATGCCTAGGCACAAATTGTTCTTTTGTTCTTTTGTTCATAGTTTTTTATTTTCTTATCTTATAAAGGAGGATCATAACAAATACCACTACCAGACATTATTAAAGGAAGTGACTCATTTCCTACAGTTTTATATCTAGTCATTCGTAGTTTATACGGTACTTCATTCATGTTAGCATCTCCCCCGTCAGTTAAATTAAATCTAATATTAAAATGACTTAGTTCATCTTCAGTAAGTGTTTGTTCTGTATTATCTAAAGTGAAACCTACTGGCGCATCTAAAAATTCTACTTTGTACGTTATCTCTGAATTTGGATTACCTGGATCTAAATAGTTTACTAAATGAAATTCAACGTAATAAGCGTCCGTAATAGTACCACTATCAACACATTCTTGTATCGATACTGTTATTTCAACATCAGCTTCAATCATAGTTGGTAATCTGCGTGACCAAATCTCTTCTGTACCTATTTGTATTTTTGCTATTTTATTTGTTCCGACTTGTACGTCAGCAATATTTTCACTTCCTATTTGTATTCCCATTTTAATTTATTTTATTCAAAAAATTCTAGAATATCTTTTACAATTGACGCTCTATGATTTTCTGTTAGTACTACGTGGCACATACGTTCAATATTAGGTTCAGCGTTAAATAAGTTGTATAATCCGCTCGTACCTTTTACAGAAGTTTGATTTACATCTCCATTAATTAGCATCTTAGAACCTAATCCTAATCTAGTTAAGATCAATTTCATTTGCTTAGGAGTAACGTCTTCTGCCTCTTCTATGATGATCATTGAGTTCATAAATGTTCTACCTTTCATGAATCCGATAGGCACCATTTCAATTTGACCATTCTCTATATATTCTTTGAGTTTACGAAACTTTGGTTGATTAGATCCATATACTCTTTTAAAGTTTTCCATAAGTGCTGCCATGAGTCCTTCGAACTTATCTTTAACATCACCTGGTACAAAACCAAATGATTCGTCAACAACATACGGTCTAGCAATGATGATTTTATCATATCCGTTATTTAAAAATTGGTCAATAGCAATTGCAGCGGACAATAAAGATTTACCAGTACCTGCGGCCCCAGTAATGATAGAAATGTCATGCTCTAATATTTTAGCTTTTGCAGCTTTTTGCTCTTCATTTAATTGTATATCCAATCTAATTGGATTCTTTCTTTTCTTTTTCTCGTCTTCCATTTTATAGGAATTAAATTTAACAATAGATCGTACAGATGTCTACAAACATCATGATCGTTAATACACATTGCTCACAACTAACTTCCATGTTTTGCTATAGCTTTAAGTTCTAATTCGATATGATTTAATCTAGTTTTAATAAATCTAATTCTATCTTTATTAGGGTTTCTTATAAATTTGTTGTTTGCTTTATATAATAAATACTTATATTTATTAAGTTCTTTCTTTAAAATACTTGCTTCTAATTTATACATGTGTTGTTGTTTTAAATCCTATACTATTTTGTATTTTATCTTCAAATTCTTCTTCGTCTTCAACCTCTCCGATATGAGACATATAACCTACCTGTGCATTTTCTACAGGAACATCTTTTTGATATTGCTCTTCTAGTTTTTGGTATTTAGCGGCCCATTCATTTATGCCTTCTTCAAGTTGTTTGATATAAGTTTCCATTGATTTAATCTCATCATCTTTTTCTGCATCAATTTTGTCTTGCATCTTGTTTATCTGATTTAGATTCATCTCGTGAAACCTTAGTTCGTACTTTGTCATACTTCTTTTTCCATTTCATTTTTTCAATAGTCTTCTCGGGTATCGTACCAAATGTACCGAATCCCATGATTCTGGTAGTGTACGCTGTATCATAGTTTGATCGTCTAATATTTTTTAATATTAGTTCTTCCATTGACTTAATTATCAATTCAACCTCTTCTTCTGTAAGGTCAAAGTCTTTAGCAATTTCTTTAATTGAAGGGTTATCCATAATTAACCTATAACCCCCGCATCTACCTATGAACGTCTTTAGTGCTAACCATATAGGCATTTAAGATTTG